CCATAAGCATTTGATACTAAATTTGAATTATGGCCATCAACAAAAATATCTAAAAATGGAATTAGGCCTGTATTATTGTCTATTAAACGATCCGGTTGTGTCTTTACAGATTCTGTGTTTTTCAATGAACCAATATTAAAAGTTGCTCCAGAGCCAGAATTATAATATATTCCGGTATTTACTGTTGAAACCGTAGTTGTATGCCAAACTGTTGTATTACTAAATGCATATAGAGAATTGGATGTAAGAGTAAGTAGAGTATTATTTGTTACTGTGTTTACTGTACCAATTATTCCATTATTTGCTCTAAAATATAGAATGTCTCCAGGAGAAGCCGCAAAAGAAGCCGCAAAATATGTATTTGTTCCTACTACGTTTTGAGTAGTTGTATTTCCTGTAGCAAGACCTAGAGGAACTCCAACTTGAATAAGAAGTGTCCCATAAGAATAAAGTGTGCCATTTGTATTTGAAAGACCTATATGTGTGGCATTAGATCCAACAACAGTAGCTGTTGCTGTTACATTTAATGGAGAATATGCTGTAGTATTAACTGATGAATTTGAACTTAATTGAATATTATTTGCTTGAGACCAATTTCCAGAAGTTGGACTTATGATACAGCTATTTGATACGGAAGTATTTCCTGCAACAGTTGAAACTACAAATCCGGTTGCTACTTGTGTATTGCCAGAATAACCAAAAACGGTTTGTTGATTTGAAAATATATTTAAATTGGCATGATAATATACTTGTTCAAGCGGTTGAATAGCAGACATAAATGGAGTAAAGTTTCCATTAGCAGCAGTTATTGAAAATACTCCATTTGAAACTATAATATCTGAATTTGTTTCAAATCCGTAACCACCATCTTGAAGAGTAAATGCAACTCGACCGGTTCCATTCTGTGTAGAAGTTACAATAGCTAGACCTTGAGATCCATATTGAGATGTCACATTAAACAAATCACCAATATTGTTATTAGCTCCACCGTTTGTTATAACTATAGTATTGAGAGAACCAGTTATAAATGGACAACCAGTAAGAGTAAGTTTATGGTCATCTATAATATATTCACCAGTTATAAAATTTCCATTAATTTCTGAAAGATATACCACATCGATAAATCTTTCTGCAATTTTTCTTCTATTAATATTTTCAACAAAAGCTGTTGCGCCAGAAATTGAACCAGTTATTTGTTTTCCAATAAATGTGTAAGCTCTATCACTTACACTGCATTCAATGTATTGAGGAATAGTCCAAATTCCATCTGATGCTTTAAGAATATCTTTATTTGGAACATATGTATTGATCTGTTCGCCATAAACCAATCTAAAAAATAGTTTAAATGCTTCAGAACTACCTTTTGCTTTATAGATATCTTGAACATGTTTTACAAGAATAGTGGTATCAGATTGAGCAATTGATGGAATACCACTAAGATATTCATTTCTAAAACTTTGAATAAAATTATTTACCGTGCTATCAATATCTCTATATGATAAAATTTTTCTGGATTCTGATCCACCAGAATCTAACCATTCATAATAAGCTTTAACAAAAGTAATAAAATCTGGTCCATCAGTTTCATAAAATGATGGAAACTGAGATTCAATAAGAGGAGATATTAACTGTTCTATATTTTTCATTATGCTGCTGCTGTAACACTTACACTAACATCTGCTGGATCAATTAATAAAATAATATTGTTTTTAACTGTAAAGTCGTGACTTACAGAATCTGCATATAGTGCAATTTTATTATTATAAGCAGTTATAGCTGGCAGATTAATTGTTACTTCACCCGTTGTATAATTAATTGTACCTATATTATTTAGAACTATAGTTTGATTTCCAGAAATTAGCGTAGATAAATCTATATTTCCATTACCATCATCGTTTAAGAAACATACCGTATTGTTATATGTAAAGCCATTTGAAATTACTGATCCAGATACAATAGGATTATTATAATTTAATGAAAATGTTTGTGCTTGATTAATAGTCGGATAAAATCTCAATTCCATTTGTGCATTTAAATTGACACTTAAAATACTTGCATCGTTTGATTCATCAATATATGCTGATAATTTAGAATATCTAAATGTTATATCAAAATTATTCAAATATGTATTATTATACTGATTTATTGCAGTTATAACTTGATTTTGAATATCTGAAGGAGCTAAAGTAGTTTTACCAATACTATAAAGAATACCAGCAGTAACATTAATATAAAGATAATCTGGAGCAACTACGACCGGGGCAATTTCAATAGGATTTTTTGTCTTTAAGAAATTTTGAATGCTATTTTGTAATTCTACTGGAATACCTTGAAATTCAGTTAAATCGATGGAAATAAACACCTTTCCATATTGTGGCGGATATACTTCTTCTCCGCCATATACATTGATTGCTCTTATATCTGGATATTCTTCAAATAGAATTGTCTGATAATCTGATTTTGTAATTGCTCTATCCAAAGTTTGATAATGGCGAGGCGCATTTAACCGAATAGAATCAATTGTTTCTGGATCACCACCACCAGATGCTGGAGATGTAGAAGTTACGGTTATTGACGATGTTGGATATCCAGCAATTGGTGATGCTGGTTGGAATGATGTTGCGCGATTTCCGACTGAACCAGATGTTATTCTATAAGTTGCATTAATAATATTACCATTGATTAACGCAGCACTTACAGTATTATCACCAAATACTAATTCATACTTACCAGTTGTAGCTGCTTGAACAAAGTAAATGGTAGAAGTAGAAGTAGCCCCAAGCAAAGTTGTAGCTTGTGTCCATGTAGTATTTGTTGTATCTGTTGTTGAATTTTGAATAGAAACAATTAGACTTGAAGTATCAATATTTGAATTATTAAGAATAAATCTTTGACCAATTGTACTTGTATTTACTAAAAAGCTTTCAGTTACATATGAGCCTTCATAGATTGATACATTAGCTTGTGTATATGAATTTGCAGAACTTAAAATTGTTGCTGAGGCTGTGGTAAATGTAAAGATATTATTATCTATTCTAGCATTAAATACAGTTCCTGCTGGTACAACTATAGATGCCGGAGATGTATTACCGGGATTAATTTGTATAGTTACAACTCCTGTTGCAGACTTAGCACTTCTTGGAGTATAATTTAATTCTTTAGCTCTAGATATAACTGAATCTAAAAGTTGTGCTGAATCTAAAAATGTTTCAGAAATGGCCATATTAGTGTAGAAATTATTCATATACGTGTTATATGAAAGAATATCTAATAGAACACTAAGATTTGAACCATCAAAATCGTAATCTTGAAATTGTGTCTGTGACTTCAAGTAATTTGATAAATTCGTACGAATTGTATCAAAATCTAATGAAGATACGACTAAAGCAGAGTTTGATGCCATTATCGAAGCCTATTGAGTGGTATTGATAGAGTAATAGTAGTAGGTTTTGAGTTATTTATTAGAGAAAAGACAATGCTAACTGCTAAAGAATTTGCATCTGTTGTTGTAGATACTACTACATCTAAGACAACTGCTCGCGGTTCATAATTTTGAATGGCAGAAATTATTTCATTCTTTATTATTTGAAGAGTAGCTGGTGTTGCATTTTCAAATAAATATTTTGCAATATTTCCACCAAAGCGTGGTCGAAAACGTCTTTCATAATTATTAGTCTTAAGAATATTAATTATAGAACGTTTAACAGAATTTTCATTAGTTAAAAGAGAAAGATCTTTCTTGACTGGATGAATAGTAAATCCAGCTTGGAAATCAGAATAGATTATATTTTGCTGAGTTATAGTACTCATATCTTATCCTCTTTTTAATCTATTTATCCACTGAATACGGTGGAACTACCTGTAGTTGGATGTCCTTTTGAATCTATATCTCCGGCTCTAACTATTGCTTTTCCATTTATGAATACTGTAGAAGAAGCATGATTTAGTGTTGCTCCTCCAGAAGTTGTATCGTTTAAAACAGATATCAAATAATTTTCAGCATAAACTGTTGATTGGCCACCGCCAACAATAGTTCCAGTAGAAGTATCTATTCCATCTCTAGATACACCAGACATTATCTAGGAGTCCATTTAACTTGAACTAGACCGGGAACATATTGTTTAGCTAATGGATATGGACAACTCAAAACTTGTTTGCGTTGGGTTACAGATTCACCATTAAATGAAACATGAGTCCAAATTTGACTTGTTCCATACTCTATTATAAGTTGATCAAAAGCCACATGATCGCGAATCCATTCAGCAATTTGAATAGTTGTTGCAAGATCTGTAGATCTAGAACCATATGTTATATCTGCAGCCATTCCCAATTCATGTTGACTTATTTTTCCGGCCACAGTTCCAGATTGCGCGCCGGCAGCTCTAAAGCATGAATTAATTTGAATTGGTCCCCATTTAGCTAAGATTGGTTCTAGAACATTTACTGCTAATAATTGAAGATTAGCAGCAATTCTAGCCTTTGATCTTCCATGCTGAGCTGCTAAAGGATATGGGAAATGAGGACCAGCATTTGTAAGACTTGATAACTTATAATTTTGAGATAGCTGCATACTTGTAGATATAGATGCATCTGGAAGATTTGCTATAGCAGATGCATCAGTAGATACAGGTTTAATTGTTGCTCCTGGAGTAGAATCTGTTGAAAGTATTTCTGGTATAGTAGTCAAAGCTTTAGCTTGATCTTGTGTTAATCTTCCAGATGCTACAGCTTGGTCAATAGCTTTTTGCGCGGAGTCTGGTTGATCGTCGGTTCCTTGAAGAATTCCTTCTTCTACAGATGGAACACTTACTGTTTCACGAGAAGGAGCTGCTGATAATCCAGTTTGATTTGCATCTTCTGAATCACTTGCGGCAAGTGCCGCAGCCGCATTACTAGATAACCCTTCATTAAAATGAACAGTTGTACCATCTAAAGTTACTTTATCTTTAGTAAGTATTGAAGCTTGGCCGGTAGATGAAGCTATTAGTTTACCATTAGATAGAATATTTGTATCAGCATTTGAATTTAAATATATTCCACTTGCCATAACATTTGTATTAGCGGTAGAAGAGAAATTTAATCCACCTAAACTATAAAAATTCATGTCAGAAGATGAATGCTGATTTAACTTTCCAAGAGAATAAACAGTAGTATCTTGAGCAGAATGCGTTCTCATTGCTCCAGCAGAATAAATATTTACGTCTCCAGATGCAGATTCTAAACTAATAGATTTGCCTTTAATTCTAATATCATCACCAGCATTTATTTCTAATCTGCCACCAATATTTAAACTTACATCATTCAAACATACAACATTAATATTTCCTCTGACATATACTGTCATTGTACCTTCAACGTGTAAAGAATCATTTTGAGCAATGATAGTATAATTATCATTTACAACTTTAACTACGCGACGGCCATCTTGATTAATTTCTTGATATGTTCCTGTTCTATGATAATCTAAAGTTCTTTCGTGGCCTGGAGTATCATCAACTTCGTGAATATGGCCTGATTCTGATTTATTAGTCTTTACATATGGATATTGACCTCTAAATGCGTGTGGAGGCTCATTTCCAACTGGTGTTACTGATATATCATTTGGTTGAGTAGCAGCAATAGAAGTAACTATATTGTTTGGAGCAGTTGCTAAAAGAGGACTAGATGAATTAGAAGTAATTGGAACTTGAATAGGATTAATAAGAGTTGCTGATATACTTTGATTTAATTGCAGAGTATCTAAATCTTGATATGATACATTAGAAACAACACCAGATGATATAGTATTTAAATCTGAATTTGATGTAAGTACACTAGATATAAGATATGATGATGTTTCTGATGCAATACTTGGAGGAGGAATTACGTTTGCAAGTTCTTCTGCAGCAATTATAATATTTTGAATTTCACCTAAGATATTGTTTACATTAAAATTAGCCATTTTGAATATTCTTACCTGTTGCTCTAGTTGGTACAGATGATGCATTCATTGAATTTAATGCTTGTTGAGCATAATTAATTCTGGAATCTACATGCGCATATAATGCATTTGGTCTTTCAAATACATTCATGAATACGGTTACAGCATCATTTATATTTGTGGTAGTTTTAAGTTTTGCAATTGAATTTTTTTGCGATGTTGCAAACTCATGAAGTAGATAAGAATAATTGTGATCATCAGTCGCCGCATTTTGAGTTATATCATATCCATTAAAATTAGTCTTAACAAAATCAATAAAATCGTTTAATCTTCCATTACCAGCTTTAGTATTTGTCCATTGTGCCCAACCATAGCCTTTTAGTGGAGTATTTGCAGTCCAAGCTGGACCCTTTGATCCGCCTTCACGCAAATCCGCTTGCATTCCACCAGATTCATGGCCAAGATTTCCTAAAATAGCAGCTGCTTGGAAATCAGTCAGACCTAAATCTTTCATAAATCTAGCAGCAATTGGACCTGCCTTTACTGCAAATGATTTTGATAGTTGGCCAAGAGTTTGAACTGGAGTAGTAGCTGCTGTAACATCACTTAAAGCCTGTTGAACTGAACGTGTTACATTTAAAGCAAAATGTCCCAATCCTGTAGCTATGGTTCCCATTACAAATGGAATTTGCGCGTCTTCACCATCTGCAAAAAATCCAAACACATTTGTACCCTCAATTGGTCCTACTGGAGAATGTCCAATTCCAAATGTAGCAGCAGAAGTAATTGGTTGAATAGGAATAGCCCATGGAAGATGACTGTTTGGAACTAGATTTTCATCATCTGGATGAATACCATATACTCTAACACGAACTCTTCCAAGACATAACGGATCGTGGCGATCGACTACTTTGCCGAAAAACCAATGAAATCCATCTTTTCCCATAAAATGACTGTCAGCCATAGTTATCCCTTAATCACATTTATTTTATTTACATTAGCCAAATATGCAGTATCCGCTGCTTTAGGTGTTTCAGTATTATTTGTAGATATTACTGGTTGTGAGAATCCATTCTTAAATATATCCATAGTAGTATGATATGATTCTGAAGTAAATCTATGCTGTATAGATGTTACCATGAAATAACCAGATATGAAATAGTCTAAAGACTTTGTGTCTTTATCTGATTTTGGTATACCTTCTACTTCTGGAAGATTTAACATTATAACATCCCCAACAGTTATATTTGGATCTCCATGAGTATCCACAGTAAACATATTCTGAGAAAATCTAGTCATATATGATGCTCTAGATGGATAAATCTTTTCAAGATATGTATCTGGTTGAGTTGTATCTTTTGGAATCAAAAATACTTTTGTGTGTTTACCAGAAGGAGCCGGCGTATTCTTAGTTAGACCAAATATTCCTAATAAAGCTTGTGCTGGATTTGGTGAACTGGTAGTTGAATTTGCAGATGTAACTGACTTCATAAAATCTAAACTATTTTCAGGAAAAGATGGTTCAGAAACAGAACCAGTTCCATCTTCAGCAGGAGATGCACCTAAAGAATTGTAGTTTGTATAATTATCTAAAAATCTAAAAGTATTTGTATTTGCACTTCCACCTATTACATCAAAGACAACTATATCGCTTTCAAAGTATCCTCTTCTAATCTTTTCTATAGTATCAAATCTATGTTTTTGATTAATAGATAATATAGTTTTATACGATGAAGTTTTTTTATTTTTATCATCAATTAATTTTGCATCTTGAGAAAAATATCTATATATTGAGGCAGCATCTTGTGGCTTTTTCTCATTTTTAATCTTATTCTTTCCTCTATAAATCAAGTATTCAATATCACAGAAATTAAAACCGTCTTTATTTTCAAAGAAAAGATACGATCCAGATTCAAATACTTGATCTGATATAGCTCTTCTAGCCAAAAAATCTAATGATTCTAATGGAGAAAAACGAGGAATTACAATATTTTGTGTCCCCTTAGTTACTTGAATCTCATATGCTTTTTTTCTTTTCCCATCTTTTTGTTCTTGATCAACTCTTAAGTAATTGATTAAAATATCTTTTACCATATCACTAATTTGTTGTTGATAGCTCTTTTGAACTAAAGTTGTAGAATCTATTAGATATTCTTCGGAGCAAAACTCTATATTATACTCACGCATAGTTAGTTCTTTATTATTTTTTACTTCTTCTATTCCATATATTGCAAAACGCTTAAATACTGGCGGATTTTGATCTGGAGTTACTTGATATGTGAATTCAATGTATTCTTCGCCAACAATTGGAAATGGTGTACCATTACTACTACTAGTCTGTGTGCTTTTTTGTGTTGAGTTTCTGGCATAACCATTTAAAAGATTAATGCCGTCCATTATTGTAATGGTGCCATACATAGTTTTGGAAAAAATATCTTCATAAACTACAGCGTTATTCATCATAGATGTAATATCATATGAGCGAGTATTATCTACATTTTTAATCACAGCTTTAAAAGACGATAATCCACCATCACCACGAAATTTATTCTGCGATCCATCTTGATTGGTTTTAATATCATTAGGCATTCAATGTTAATCCTAGTTGATCACCAACTAATTTAGAATATTGATTATTAAGCAATAAAATATTTTTCTTTGCTTCATTTTTTTGAAGTTCATCTGTATATGCATCTACTGGCTGCCAAATAGTTGGATCTGGAGATGGAAGACCTGGATCATAATTTAATCTTATATCATTATCAATTGTTATGGGTTGCCAATTACTAGAACCCATAATATATGTGCTTGAATTTGCAAAATTATTTGTTATAGGATCTACATAATAAATCTGTGGAATTTGCTTGTAATAAAGATTTGTTGAAAGTGCAGTTGCTATACTTCCATATTTTGCAGTAATAAAGTTATCAAAATCTATATTACTTAATGGCCAATCATAATATGGATCAATTATATTATTGATAAGATAAATCAACCACACATAATTGACATCTCCATAGTAGTCATATGCTATAGAATCTGCTGTTTCATTATCAGATATTGTGTATGGATAATATATTGATTGATTTTGTTGAACATTGATTGGTATACTAACACGACGAGTTATATCTATGGAAGTTATACCATTATATGTAGTTAATGGAAATGAATCAAAGTAATATAGCATCGTTATTGCCCGTATAGATAATTATTATATGATTCAGAAGTGATAATTCCGCGTTCTTTAAATTTAACTGTTAAATCTACTACTACTGGATGTCCGGTATCTTGATAAAACGCAGGATGGCCATCGCCGTCAAAAGTAGCAGTAACATCAGTAACAAATAAACCTAATTCGCTAAATTGAACTATTGGTGGTTGAAAAGAAATTTCTGCAACTTTAGGATAATTTAATGCATAAACAGATCCGGCTACTTTTGTCGGCAAACTTAATTTTTTAAATGCTTGAACAATTTTTAAAACTGTGGTACTTTCATCTCTGTTTTTTGGCACTAATCTCCAAGAAAATGAATGTGATCTAAGATCAACGCCTTTAAATGCAACACCTAAGTTTGGATTTAATGCAGCTCCAACACTCATTTCTGCTAAGTTTTTAGCATTTTCACCATTTCCACCAACTAAATCAGCTGCAATGGCAGCTCCCGTACGCGCTACTTTAATTCCTATAGCAGCTGCTGCTCCTTCAAGAATATTTCCAGCTTTTCCTAAATTGCTTAATGATGCTAATGTACCACCCACATTTACATCTGCGAATTGTAGGTTATTAATATCTTGTAATCCATTTGTTGGTAAAGGTAAAACTATACTAGCTACACTTTTTTGAGATGGTGGCTGTTGTGGAATACCTCTAGCATATTCATAAAATGTAATAATAGTAAAATTATTATCTATTGTATCATCATTAGGAAAAGCATATGTTTCTCCTGTCAATTTTTTTCTACTTTCCGCAATAACTACTTGCGGATCAGAAGAGTTAACTGAAATATTAGGCATCTATTAATCCTATTAAATATATAGCGCTGTTCTAATTATTTATAGGGTCTTCATGGCATATCAAGGATTTTTCAAACCAATAAATCCCAAGAAATATAAAGGTGATCCGACTAATATTGTATATAGAAGTCGGTGGGAATCGTTATTTATGTCTAGACTTGACACAAATCCTAATGTTTTACAATGGGGTTCTGAAGAAGTTATTGTTCAATATAGATCTCCTTTGGATAATAAGATTCACAGATATTTTCCAGATTTTTGGGTAAAACTTAAAAAACCAGATGGAACTATTCATGAATCTTTAATAGAAATTAAACCATTATATCAAACTCAAGAACCAAAGCAAAATAAGAATAGAAATCGTTATCTTACAGAAGTTAAAACTTATGTAATAAATAAAGAAAAGTGGAAGTATGCCGAGGCATATTGCTCACAGCGTGGTTGGGATTTTATTATAGTCACAGAGAAAGATTTAGGACTAACATTTTAATGGCTCAGACTACCCAAAAGTATATATTCTCGGAAATACTTAAGAAAGGTTCTCAGAAAGGAATCTATCCTGGTAAAACACAAGCTTCTGCCAACTGGTATAGAAGCCAAGCTCAAAGTTTCTCAAATATTTCTAGAAATAGACTTCTAGGTGAGAGATCACAAATGCAAAATTCTATAGTCCCGGGATCCATGTATATGTTTGCATATAGTGCTAAATACAAAGATACTCTTCCATATTACGATGCGTTTCCAATCATCTTTCCGGTTGAAATGTATAATGATGGTTTTCTTGGAATAAACTTCCATTATTTACAACCATTACTTCGTGCTAAATTATTTGATGCACTGTATGGATTAGTTTCAGATCCAAAACTTACCGATAAGGCAAAAATCAAATTGAGTTATCAAATGTTAAGGGGTTTTTCTCGTTATAAATATTTTGAACCATGTTTAAAAAGATATCTCTATAGTCAATTTAGATCTAAATTTATTTATGTAAGTCCTGATACTTGGGATATTGCGTTATTTCTTCCAACTGAAAACTTCCAAGGCGCAACAAAGAATCAAGTATGGATGGATAGTAGAAATGGCATTTAATATAAATCAATTTAAGCAAAGCGCGGCTGGAAAGAATATATTCAGTCGTTCTGCTCATTATCAAATGGAAGTAACACTTCCACCGGCTCTTAGAAACAACTATAAATCAGAAAATCTTACATTTTCTATAGCTACTACAAATATTCCAAGTTATAGTATAGAAACTACAGCTATAAGAAGAAGTGGTACATCTCAGCCAGAATATTTTCCAATTGGAGTATCATTTGGCGATCTAACAATGACTGTTTTAAGTGATGGTAAGGCCGAGATGCTCAATTTGTTTAGAGATTGGCAGTCACTAATTTTTGAAGTAGGTGGTCTAAATGGAACTGCTTCTGCAGAAAATGCCTTTAGAGGGAATAGCTATAGAGTTGCTTATAGACCAGATTACCAATCTTTTATAACTTTAAGACATTATGATCAAGAAGGTACAGAGATTATACATTATAACTTCTTTGAAGCATTTCCATATGCAGTAAGTGATATGAGTTTAAGTTGGGGTGCTTTTAACGAAGTACTAACAATTCCAGTAGTATTCAAGTATAGATACTATACTACTGGTTCTCCTTCATTAACACCAGCTGGTGTTGGTTCTTCTCAACCATCAAAAGTTTCAAATAAATCAATTTTACCAAAAGTATAACACACATAATGGAGCTATATTATGAGTTTGCCTAAAATACAATACCCAATTTTTGAATTGATTCTTCCTTCTAATAAATCAAAAGTTAAATATAGACCTTTCACAGTCAAAGAAGAAAAGATTCTATTGATTGCGCAAGAAAGCGAAGATTTATCTGATAAACTTTTAGCTATTCGGCAAATTGTCAATAATTGCTGTTTTAATCTTACTATGGATGTCGGAGATCTTCCATCATTTGATTTAGAATATATTTTTCTAAACATAAGATCTAAATCCGTTGGAAATATCATTGAATTGAGTTATAAAGATAATTCTGATAATAAAATTTATAAGTTTGAAGTAAACTTAGATGAAATTCAAGTCCAATTCAATGAAGATCATGACAAGAATATTATGTTACCTAATTCTATTGGATTAATAATGAAGTATCCAACTATTGAAATTCTAAATGAAGTAAAACTAAAAGAAAATGATACACAATCTATTCTAAAACTAATAGAAAATTGTATAGATGTAATTTATGATGAGCAAACTACTTACAATCCAAGAGAATATTCTAAGGAAGAAATGGACGATTTTATTGATTCTATTTCAGCAAAAGATTTTGAAAAAGTAACTAACTTTTTCGATACAATGCCTTCTCTTAAACATACATTAAATTATAAAGATTCAGCTGGGACAGAAAAGACTATTGTTCTGCAAGGTATAGATGATTTTTTTCAATAAGCATAAATTACAATTCATTAAGTAACTATTACACTCTAAACTTTAGTTTAGCGCAATTCCATAAATATAGTATTAGTGAAATTGAAGACATGATTCCCTTTGAAAGAGACATTTACGTTATGATGCTTCAACAATTTATAGAAGAAGAAAACGCAAAGATCAATCAAGGAGAATAAAATGAATCCGGGTGCAATTATAAAGCAAATTTTATCTAATAGCGAACAGCAACTCTCTTCTAAAAGAGTTATTACTTTTCTATTTGCATTAACATTAATTGCCGGATTCTTTATTTGTCTTTTAACCAAGCATACAATTGAAAAATATATCTTTGATGATATTGTTTATATTGTAATTGCCGGTCTAGGATTAACTGGATCTGAAGAAGTTACAAATATATTTAAAAACAGTATGACAAAGCCAAATCAAGATAATAGTCAACAATAATGGCTGAAGAAATTCCATTAGATGGATCAAAATTTATAAAGACTAAATCCGGTTGGGTCAATAAAAAGACTCAATTGCCGGTCGATGCTGACAAACAAAATCTTCTTAATACTATTTCTAAGAAATTAGCTTCTGAAACACCTAAAGTTGATGTGGGTGAAGATTTAAAAAAGGTATCAGAATCTTCTGATGATATTGCTAAAAAAATAAATGAAAATCTATCTTCATTAACAAAAGTAGTTGAAAAATTAGCTAAGAGTATTGAAAAATTAGCCAGCAAGAAAGCTGCTATTGAACAGATTCCTCAAGTTGAAGATCCAGCTACTCAAATTCCTGTTGCTCCAACTCCAGTTCCATCTATTTTATCTGCAGTTAAAGATACTGCAAAAGAAAGACTATTTGGTGAAAAAGATCAATATGGAAGAATTACTAAACCTGGAGTTATAAGAAGCAATATTGAACAAGAATTTCCAATAAGTAAATTATTATTTGCTGCAAGAGATAAGCAAAGAGATATTAAAGCTAAAAATGCAGAATTAGCAGAAGCTGAGGCCAAAAAGCCAAAATTAGAAAGCCCAGATTCAGATTTACAAGAACCCGCTACTCTACAAGAAGCTCCAGAAATAATTCCTGAAAAGTCTACTAGAACACCATTTCGTCCTGGAATGTTTGATTCAGATTCTAAAACTACACAAACTACTAAGTCTGAAATTTTATCAGTAGTTGTAAGTGATGCTAGTGAAAACTTTTTAAAGAAGTTGTCTAATTCTTTATCTGCAGTATTTAAAGAAAAAAGTGAAGAATCATCGGCCAGCGCCGAAGAACAAAAGTCTTTAAAAGAAGCAGTTTCTCCCGAAAATCATACCGGGCCAGAAAGAATATTATCTAAAATTGATGAAGCTGCAAAGCCTGTCGCTGAAGCGCAAAAAAAGTCTGGTAAAAAAGGTAGTATATTTGACACTGTTGAAGACGTTAAAGATATGTTTAAGGGAAAAGGAAAAGGCGCCAAAGGATTATTTAAAAACTTATTTAAACGCGGCGGTGCAACTGCTTTAGAAGGTGCAGCAGTTGAAGGTGCCGAAGTAGCCGGTACAGCAGGAGTTGAAGCAGTTGAAGCTGCACCAGGATTACTTGGTAAAGTCGGTGGATTTGCAAAAGAAGGTTTAGGCAAAGTCGGTGGTGGATTAGCCAAAGGACTTGGTAAAGCCGGTGGATTACTTGGTACAGTCGGTGGATTTGCAAAAGAAGGTTTAGGCAAAGTCGGTGGCGGATTGGTCAAAGGACTTGGTAAAGCCGGTGG